AGCGGCGTGACGGTGACCTCGCGGCTGACCAGCGTCTTGTGGTAGCCGTCACTTTCATGGATGAATGAATTCGGCCGCTGCCTTGGCTTGGCTACAGCCGCCAGCATGGCGACATGCCCGGGAAACGGGTCGAGAGCGCTCGAAGGCGTCCAGGTGACCGTATACACGGCCGTCAGGGAGCACTCGTTCGGGAACGCATCCAGCTGGTAGCTGCGGCTTTCCTTAAACTCATCGACGCTAAAGGTGCCCATTAGTTGTCCCTCGCCATCTTCTCAATGCCGCGGGCCGTCTTCTCGGCATAGGACATGCCCCTGGCCGATCCCATGCCGCCGGCGAGCCCCTGCCCGCTCAGGAAGTCCGATCCGAGCGGGTTGAAGAACCGTGCGATCGGATTAGCCACAGGGTTCGCAATCGGCCCGCCTCCCAGGACTCGGCCCGGATACTCGCGCAGCCGGTCGAACATCTCGGTGAAGAAGCTCTTGAAGTCCTCGGCTGCGGCCTGCGAGCCGGCCGGCGCAGCCATGAGGCGCTGTGTTTCCGACGAGATCGCCCGCTGCTTGACCTGTTCAATGGCCTGCATTTCCGACGCCATCACAGGACCGAGCGCCATGCTTTGGCGCATCTTCGCAAGCTCGGTCTGCATCTGCGCGGCCCGAGCCTGCGGCGAGAACCGGGACGCGATTTCCTGTATCTCGAGGTTGCGTCGGTCGATCTGCTCGAGCACGTTCCGCATCATGGCGAGCGCCGAGGAAACCCCTTGGATTCCGGTCGCGATGGCCGTGGCTGCGGTCGCCTTGTTGATCTTGCCGAGCTGGCGATTGACGTCGTTGACGCCGCGCACGACGCCCGACGGGTCCACCTCGGCCCGGATGACGGCTTTCATCTCCTTAGCCATTGAGCGACCTCCCGAGCTCCTGGATGCCGCTTCGGACCCATGGGAGCAATTCGTGGGCAGGCTTGCGCGTCATGGTGCAGGCGATGCAGGAAAGCAGCCACTCGCAACGCTCGAGCGTGGTGAACTCAGTCGCGGCGATGTTGCCGGGCATCGTCATTCGGGTGGCCTCGTCTCCGTTGCGCCAGCGCCGCCGTTCGGCGGCTGAGTAGGGCGCTTCTTCGTGACCTCCGAGAGCAGCCAGTCGGACAGTTCCGCCCGCAGCCGGCCGAGGTCGGTAGCGTCAGCCACGAACGCCGAGCCGTCTTCGCATTGCAAGTTCGACGCGAACCACCACCGATCCGCGCCTGCCCGGAGGTAGTCCTCCATGGTGGCCTCGCGGACGAGCACGACGCCGAGCTCGGGGTGCTCGACGCGCCGCGTCTTGGCAAAGAGATGGGTCAGGTCCCGCGGCATCAGGCTTCGTCCAGGGACAGCGACCAGATGCCGGGCCCGGTGCCATCGTCGGTGCGCGAAGCGCTGGTGATGTGCCCGGTGATCGTGTATGCGACCGACCCTTGGTCGGTGTAGGTCAGCACGACGCTTCGGTTGACAGCATCTGCCAGGCTGGTCGGGTAGATGTGCGTCCGGAGATTGTTGTCAGTCGTGCTGTCCTGGGCAAGCATCTCAAACGTCGCCGTCCTGCGGATGCGGCCCGGTGCACGCTTTTCGCGGAAGTCGGAAATGGTCGTGACGTCAAGCGATGCGCGCTCGAACGACACGGACACGTTCCGCACGGGAAACGTAACCGCGCCTCCGCCGTTGAAGTTGAGCGTTCCGGTTCCGCCGAATCCGATGATCGTTGCCATGGTTTAGCTTTGCCTCACTTGCATGGTGAGCGAGATGGTGATGGTCCGTTCGGCGTCCTGCTGCCCATCGTCGGGCGACTCGGCACCGGTTGCGAAGCTGATTGTCTCAACGCCGATGCGGCATGAACTTGATGGCGTTGACGGCGTGAAATTGGGGTTCGAGCTGAAGTATCCGCCGATTGAATTGGCGATGTCTACGATCTCGAGGAGGTTGTCGCCAATGACCGTGATGGTGGCCTCGACTGCCCAATGCCCCGAGAACGTGCCTGGATGATGCTGCACGGGCGTGCAAGTGCAGTCATAGACGGCGACAGGCGTCGGCGTTCCAGCCACGCGCATGGACGCATTGAGCGGCGGGACAGGAGTAGCCGTAGCGCAGGCCGCGGCTGCGTAGTCCACGAACGACGTGAGCGCGTCGGAATAGCTCATGACAGCGCCTTTCGTGCTTCAGCGATGATCTGCTCGGCAACGGCCTCGAACATGGCCTGCGCGGAACGGCGAGCCCACCGAAGCGAGCGGTACGAGCCGCGGACGCGCTTCCCGCTCGCCTTGTGTCGGAATCCGCCCTCGAGCAAATGCCAGATCTTCTGCCGATGGCGGGCCCGCTTAGCCGCGTAATCGACGCCGATCTCGAACATGAGTCGCGCACCGGGCCCAGCGCCCATGCGCCTCGGACCGTCGAGCTTGACGGCCGAGGCGATGGCGCGACGGTGGATTCCGGTTCCGTCGTAGTTGGCCGTACGCCACACCGTCGCGAGGGTCTTCACGTATGGCTTCGTCGCCGTCCGGATGGCCCGCCGGCGCACGTTCTCGGCGACGCGGGCAGGAAGGCGCTCGAGCAGCCTGGCGGCCTCGACCTTGTTGACCGTGACCTTCACCTTAGTGCCGAGGCGGGCCCCGGCGGATGGGCCGCGGATCATGGCACCACCTCGGTGGCTTCGATCTCGAGGCGGCGCTGGCGGCCGTCGCGGTCCCAACAGCCTCGAAGGTTGAAGTAGCGCGTCGTGCCGCGGTCCACCCACTTCAGCCGGCTGCGGGTCGTGACGTCAGGATGCCAGGCGGCGAGGATGCGCCAGTCGGTGCGGATGGCGGGCCCGCCGTCATCGACCACGTCGTTCGTCTGCATCTGCTCGGCGTGGCAGGAAATGACGGCGACATCCGACCACGTTTCCGCCGCCTGGCCGAGGGAATCCGTCGTGACGCTGCGATTCTGCACCGTCATGGCGTAGCGCAGCATTCCAGAAGGAACGTGCGCCATCAGCCGATCCCCTTGCCCATCATGGCGGAAATGCGGTCCCAGTAGTCACTCGACAGGGTTACCGTATCGTCGCCGCGGCTTGCGACGTGGTGCGTCACACGCTGGAGCAGCGCCATTTCGAGCAGCGGGTTGAGCGTGTTGCTGCCGCAGCTCACGGTCAGAACCAGCGGGTAGGACAGGTCGTCCTCGTCCAGGCTCGCGTACTGGAGCCCGTTGATCGTGACCAGCGTCAGCGTGATCGTGACCGAGTTGTCATCCACGCACGTCACGGCCGTGACCGGCTGCCGGGTGAGAAGTACCAGCTTCTCGGTGTTCGTCGGTTCGACGCCGACGTACTGCGTCCGGGTGACCGGATCGACCACCCATCCGGTGCGCTCTTCGAGCTCGCGAACGGCCGCCAGCCAAGCAATTTCGATGGCCGGATCATCCTCGGTATGAGGAATCCGCGCCCAGCTTCGGAACTTGGCAAGGTCGAGAGGCATCGTGCTCCTTCAAGCAGGGGCGTCGGGGGTGCAGCCCGACGCCCCTGCCGATGGGAGGAGAAGAACCGTCAGGCGTTGGTGATCTGGAGCTGCACGAGGGACTTCACGCGGGTAAAGGCCGAGTTCGCGAACGCCATGCCCTGGAAGATCACGCGGGCCGAGCTGGCAGCGGTGATTTCATCTCGAATCATCCCGACACCGCCCCACTCTCGCACCGAGAACCCGTCAGAAATGCGACCGAGGACCGCGATCGTGTTCTTGCCGGTGGTTGCCGTCGCGACGTGCGCCGGGAGGTACTCGGTGACGTAGACCGGGAGGCCCATGAGCGTGAACGGAGCCGCGCCGACGAGCGCCGCGTCAGCCGACGGAACGAAGATCGGCACACCGTTGACCACGATGCCCGCGATGGACGCGTAGACGTCCTGCGGGAGAATCCACGCCGCCGAGCCCCAGTACGCGGCCGGGAGCTTCTCGTAGCGCATCTTCGACAGGTTTGCGACCGTAGCCTTCGCAACCGCAAGGGCTCGGGTCGTTCCGGTCGACGTGTCCGACACGATGTTCACGTTCGCGTTCACGGTGAAGATGCCCGTGGGCGAGTTCGTGCCGGTGCCGCCGACATAGCCCCATTCGAGGTTCTTCGAGAGCTGGCGCTGGAGCGTGTCCATCACCTCGGCCTCGATGTCGAAATTGGCCTGCCGGATCAGCTGCTGGCTGACCTGCGTGAACGGGATGCACGGAACGGGCGCGATCGGCACCTCGGTGAAACCGGGGTCGATCGAGGTCCGGGCCGTGGTGCCCGTGTCAGGCTGCGTCCAGGCCGAGGTATAGCCAGCCGTCTCGAGGTTGTTGTAGCGCAGCGTCGGGTAGCCCTGGACGCCGGTGCGGATGTCCGCGAGGTTGCGGACCACCGTGTTCGCGTCGAGGTACTTCAGGATGCCGTCCTCGTACAGCTTCGGGATGAGGATGCTGCTCGAAGCGGTCGAGATGATTTCGCGCTGTTCCGGCGCACGGCCGCCCTTCAGGTACCCGAGGAACTGCTCGCGGTACTCGGTCGAGGAACGCCAGTCCTCGGCCTTCTCGCGGTTCTCCTTGCCGACCTTGGCGAGCACGGTGTGGCTCGCAAACTTCTCGCGCAGCTCGGCCGCGGACCGCTTCTGGTTGAGGTCCTTGAGCTCGTCCATCAGCTCGGTGGCGCGGGCCTCCTGCTCGGCGCTGATCTCGTCGTTGGCGAGAATCCCGTTCACTTCCGCCTCAATCGCCTTGCGGCGCTCAATGATTTCTGCCTGCTTCATAGTGTGATGCTCCGATACCGCAGACGAAGCCGGGCAAGTGCGCGGCTGTAGGTGCGAGCTTCGGCGGCCGTCTGCGGGTACGCGCCGGATTCGACAATGGAAACCTCCCGGAGATCGACGTCCAGGAGGGTGCGCTCGATGCCTTTCCAGGCGTCGGAGCGAACGATGAAACCAAACGACATTTCGGACAGGACGCCCGAATCGACCAGCGCGTAGACGTCCTTCGCCCGCTGCGTCTCGGGCAGCTCGACGTCGAACGCGAGCCCGCGGCTGTCGCTCGCGAGCTTCAGGCGCTGGCTCTTGGTGTTGGCGAGCAGCTCGCGCCGGTCATGGCCGACCAGCAGCGAGATGTTCCCGGCGAGGCTCCGGTCGAACGCGCCGCGGGCGACGCGCTCGGTGAACGGCTTGCCGCCGTTGACGTTGCGAACGACCAGCGGCAGGCTCGGTGCGTCATAGACCGCGGCGTATCCGGCGATCCGGTTGCCTTGGCGCTCGAAGCTCGTCGTGCGGACCTCAAGCATTGTCGGTCTCCTCGTTGTCGGGCCCGGTGGCTGCCGACGCGCCGCCAGGCATCGTGACCGCCGGCGTGTCGAGCCCTTCGACGGGAGGCAGCCCGAGGTAATGCCTTGCGTCGTTGGGACTCATCACGCCCGCGAGCACGAGCTTCGAGAACGCCATCCCTTGGTCGCGCAGATTGCCCCGCGTGATCGGGGTGGTGTCGATGCGGACCGTCTCGCCGGGACCGCAGAGCTTGCGCGTGAGCTCCGACTCCCACGCGCTCGCCCATGCGGCGATGGCTCCGTCGGCGTATGCGCGGGCCGTTTCGGCCTGGCTTGAGAGCGCCCCGCCGCCCTGCTGGAACAGCATTTCGGGCGGGACGCCAAAGGCGCGGGCGATTTCCTGCACCGAGAACCGCCGCGACTCGAGCATGGTGCCCGACGTCTCCTGGCTGATCTTCTCGGCCTTCATGCCCTCGCGCAGGATGAGGGGGCGCGACGCGCCGTCGGCCGTGGCGTGCATGTTCATCCAGGCGTCGCGGATGGCCTGCACCGTCTGGTCGCTCATTGCGCCTGGGTGCGTGATGGCGACCTTGCCCATGCTGCCCGTCTTGACGAGCGACGCATGGGCGGCCGATTCGTCGGCCGCCAGCTGCATCGTCCACCGCGCCGCCTCAAGCGGCGATCGGTACCAGCACGGGTTCAGGTGATCCGGGTAGCAGCCGATGTGCAGGATCTGATCCTGCGCGAGCACCGTCTGGCCGACGCGGTACTCGACGCCATCGTCGCGGATCTCGGCGCTCATGGCGTCGGCGGGCACCGGCTGGAGCTCGGCGACCGAGCCGTCCGAGCCGCGGCGGATGAGCGCGAGCCCGTTGCCGTGCATGAGCGCCGTCGAGGTCGTGTACCGCCGGAACTCATAGCCCGACTGCCACCGGCTGGCGTCACGGTTGAGCAGCATGGCCACCGGGTGATCCGGCAGCTTCTGCCCGGCGTTGTCGTAGACGTTGACGGTCAGCCGGGCGATGTCAGCCGAAATCAGCTGCGTCGCCCGCAGGACCGCGGGAATCCCATCGGCCGGACCGGCCATGACGGGCTCCGGTCGCGTGTAGATCGCGACGCCCGACTTGAATCCGAAGAACCGTGAGAAGAGGCCCACGGTCGCATAGAACACAAGTGCCCAAAATCGTCAAGGCCAAATCCGGGAAACACGGTCTATCCGAGCGGACAAGTTGATGCGCTCAATCCGGTCGCCGTGCGGACCTGATGGTGCTCCATGAGCAGCGCCGCCATGTTCCCGGCGACCACGGCGTCGGTGTTCCCCGAGCTGCGGCCCTTCACCGGGCGGATGTTGCCGACGTTGTCGGCAATCAGGCGCACCGAGTTCAGCGCCGCCCGCAGGACCGGGTCGGGCTCGTAGTGCAGCTGCTTCGACTTCAGGAGGTCGCCCCAGAGCTTCCACGCCGGTGCCATTGTGCGGATCGACTGGTCCACCGGGACAATCGGCCAGCCCTTGTCTATCCACCGCTTGATGTCCTTCGCCTGGCTCGGGTGCGGGTCAACGCCGATCTTTCTCACCCCGAATTGGTGCATCAAGTTCTCAATTTCCGCCTCCACGATGGTCATATCGTGCCATTCGCCCGGCATCCGGCGGAGGTGTCCCTGCTCAACCCATGCGCCGAGCGGCTGCTTGCACCGCTTCTCGTCGCGCCCCATGTCGGTCCCTGCCCACCAGGAGACGTTCCGCGCCCGAATGACGCCGCCGTCCACGACCATCAGGCACAACGTCGTGAGGTCGAGCTGCGGCCCGTAGCCGCCGCGGGACAGGTCGAGCCCGATGACCGCCGGCGCGCCCTGGAGGCGGGTCCAGTCCGACGGCTGCATCTGCCGCTCGAGCACGGCAAGGTCGATGTCGGTCGTGGCGAGTTCGTGGTACCGGCAGGCGAGCTGCGTCTCGAACTCGGCGATCTGCGCCGGGTCGCCCGACTCGAGCATGGTCCGCGCCGAGAGCTCGAGCTGGCCGGGGTCGATGATGACGTTCAGCGCCGGGTGCGCCTTCGGCCAGGCTGCCGGGTCCGCCGCCTGGTCATCTTGTTCGAGGCCGTACAGCATCGGCCACCAGCCCGCCGGGTACGGGGTGCCGTCGGCGATGGCCCGCTCGAGGGCGTCCCAGTAGCCCCAGATGGGCCGCGTCTTCTGCTCGGGGTCGGGCGTCGTGATGGCGAGCAGCTGCGACGTCGGGAACTTGGCGAGCCCCGTCAGCAGCCGGCCGAACGCCTTCTCCATGCGGGCGACCTCGTCGGCAATGACCATGCGGGTCGTGAGCCCGTCGAGCGCCTTGTCCGTGCACGGGAGCGAGATGTAGCGATTGTTCCCGTGCTTCACGCGCCCAGGGTGCGCCGGCGTCGAGCCGCCCGTCGATTTCCACTCGGCGACGCCGAGTGTCTCGGACATGACTGCCATGCGCTCGAACGTCTTCTGCGCGAGCCGCGAATCCGGCGCGACGCTTGCGAACTCCAAGCGCGTCGAGCCGTCCCGCATGGCCGCCATCAGCAAGCTCGCCGCAAACTCGGTCTTCCCGTTGCCGCGGGCGACCGCCAGGAGTAGCGCCTTGGTCGCCGGCGTGTCAGACTTGCGGCCGTCCACCATGCGCCGACGGGCGAGCAGGATCATGGCCACCATGCATTGCCACGGCATCCAGACGAGCGGCTGGCCCGCGCCAGCTTCCGCGCCCTGCCCGCACTTCAGCGCGAACGTTCTGGCGTCCTCGGCGAGCTGCTCGTCCCACCAGACGCCGTGCTCGCCTGGCTTCGCCCGCTCGGCGAGGTACCGACGGCACGAATCGCGGATACGGGCGTTTGCCACGATCGACCCATCGACCACCGCACGGGCGTAGGCGTCCGCGGCGTCGGCGCATAAACCCGGCTTTCGTCGATGCTTGCGCCGCGTCTCGGTTTTGACGG